GTAGGCGAAAAAGGACCTGAACTATTTGTTCCAAAAACAGCAGGCACTATCATTCCAAATCGTGATTTAGGAGGATCATCAACCGTGACAACCACCACGATTAATATTAGTGCTGTTGACGCTCAATCAGTTGCTAGATTATTCGCTGATAACAGACATTTATTGTTAGGAGTGACTCGTCAGGCTGAGCGTGAAATGCCTTATAGGATGAGATAATCATGAGCATACAATCTATCATAAAATATGCCAGCACAATAGAAATTGATCGTCGTCGTGTTATTGGTGTTCAAACTACCAGAAACCAACAACAACGGATTACAGAAACAGTGACTTTGAACCCTTGGAAATTCATCATAGAGGTTGCTGCTGCTTTGCCCTATAATCAAGCAAGATCTATCATAGAACAATTAGATCAATTAGACCGAGGTAACCCAGAGATTATTCAATTTTCTCATTCTGGTATGACTTGGTTGTTTGATTATCAGGGTGTCATGAGCCCTGCTCAAGTTCAACAAATAACCGTAGCGGGATTTACTGGAAATCAATTGATTTTACAGAATTTGCCTACAATCAGTCAACAGGCTGTGATGTTTGAACCAGGGGATATACTACAGATAGGCTCTAATCCTCATCCACTATCAGTTCGTAGTCAGGTATTAAGAGGAACGAATAACACGGTGACGATTACTACTCATAGAAATAATTTCTTGGGTTCGGTTGCTAATCAAAGCATTACTGTTGGTAATGATTGTAGTTTCCGAGTATTTTGCCCTAACATGCCAGTTTATCGTTTGCTTCCAGGAGCATTTTACTATAACTCGCTTGGCGAGAAAAAGAACGGAGCAAGGATTGAATGGTCAGATTCATTTAGATTACAGGAATGGATAGAATGAGCAGTCAAATACCTCAAGTATCAGATTCTACTAGAATAGTCACTGCTGAATTTGTTAGATTGACTATTCCAAATACGCCAACGGCAGCGGTATTCACTTTTAGCAGCAGTTATCAGAATGAAACATTCGCTGGTCATACTTTTTTGGCACTAGGCGGATTTATTGGTATTGGACAACAACATCGTGATTTACAAGCCACCTCCGCTGATTTGACTTTAGTATTAGGAGGAATTGGTTCTGATACTATTAGTAGTGCTTTACATGCCAAGTTAAAAGGTAGCACAATAGAAGTATGGCGGGGATTTTATAATGATTTAGGTCAATTAGAAATATCCTCGGTTGAACCTATTACTCCTGTTAGAAGATATACTGGAATAATTACTTCTTATACTATTAGCGAAAGCAGAGAAGAAACCACGAATAGTTATATTGTTACTTTGAATGCTAGTTCATATAAGGAACTCCTAGAAAATAAGTTTTCTGGAAGAAAAACAAATCCTGCTTCTTGGAATAGTCATTCGACAAGTCAGAATGATAGCAGTATGAACAATGTTCCTAATTTAGACGGTATTCAGTTTGATTTTGGCAAACCTGTTGTGGCTAAGTCAAGTTCGTCAAGTGCTGCTAGTTTGGAAGAACAGCAATCTAACGATATAAGAGAGGCTGGATAATGGTTAGATTGGCAAATCGTTGGGATCGTGATAACTTGGTGAATATGTTCTGTCGTTATCGTAGTTCAAGTAAAATTCAGCAGATTGTTAACTCTACTAATACTGCTGCTGCTGAAAGAATAATAGAACAGATCATCATTGGTCATGGCATTGCCTTGATTAGTGAAATTAAAGAACAGCCAACAGGTATGTTAATAGCACTTCGTCATCCATTGGTATGGGATCCTGATTTAGTGATATTAAGCGAAATCGCTTGGTGGGTAGATCAAGAATATCGTGGTTCTCGAAGTGGATTATTGCTATTAAAAGAATATCAACGATTAGCAGAACAGGAAATATCACAAGGTAAGATTATCAATTATACTATTTCAGAAATGGTCGATAATCCGATAGATTATAGTCGTTGGGGACTAAAACCACGAGAAACAATTTGGACAAAATAAAATGCCTATATTTACACAAATAGCAGCAGTGATTTATGGAGCCTTGGCCTCTGGATTAAGCGTGGCAGCAGGTAGCGCTTTATGGGCTGGTATAAATTTTGGAGTTCGTTTGGTAGCCTCTTATGCTATCTCGCGATTATTTGCTGATCGTTCTGGTAAATCCAATCAACAAAACAGCGGAAGCAGAGTTCAATTGCCTCCTGCTACTGATAATTTAATACCTGTTGTTTATGGAACAGCGTATATCAATCCTGTTATTGTAGATGCCAAAATCAGTCAAGATCAGAAAATCATGTGGTATATATGTGCTTTATCAGAAGTCACTGATACTGGATCTATTACATTTGGAGATATCTATTGGGGCGATAAAAAACTAACATTTGATAGTGCTGATAAAACTAAAGTAGTTAGTTGGACAAATTCTGATGGTGAGATAGACAATAGAGTTTCTGATAACATGTGGATCTATCTTTATCATAATGGTGCTTCTGCTCCTTCTAATAGTAATACTACTGCTTTAACTGTTCTTAGTGATGGAAATATCCCAACAGATCAACGATGGACAGGTTCTAGATACATTTATACAGAAAACGGACAAAGTTATAGTCCGTCAATGGCTGGATTAGCATTTGCTATTGTGAAAATAAAATACAATAGTGATGTTGGCCTTACTGGACTTGATACTCTTAGCGTAGAAATAAAAAATAGTTTATCTGCTCCTGGTTCTGTTCTTTATGATTATTATCTGAATTCACGATACGGGTGTGGTATGCCCGCTGCCATGATTGATGCTGATGCTTTGATAGAATTAGACAATTATAGCAATCATAGAATAAATTACACCAGCGGCTCTGTTATTCAGAATATTAGTCTAAGTTCTCCTGCTCGTGTGACCACAACTCTTAAAAGCAAGGTCAGCACAGGAACTGGCGTTATATTTACAGGAGTAGTAGGAACAAACGTCAACGGCATTCAATTATGGGTTAAAAGTGTTGGAGATCGTGAATTTGATTTATATTCTGATCAAGCACTAACTCAGCCATTCTCTACCATAGGCCAATCTGCTTATGTAAGTGGCGGAGTTATGACTATGAGCACAACCAGATATAGCATTAATGGTCCGATTAATACTGGTGATAATTGTTTGAATAACTTACAAACTATTGCTGCTAGCGCTGATAGTTGGATTCAATGGGATGAAACTTCAGCAAAATGGGGAGTGATCATAAACAGAAGTCATCTTGATACCACTCCATTACAAGATTTATTTTTAATTACGAATGATAACATCATTGGAGGAGTAGAAGTTGTTCCTCTTGATTTGAATTCTACTTACAATCAGATTGAAGTTCAGTTCCCCAATAATCGTCTTAGAGATCAAACCGATTACGAATATCGTTATACACCTCAAATACAGAGAAATCTCAACGAACCAGATAACAGATTAAATCTTCAATTACCACTTGTTAATAATCAAATACAGGCTATCTATTTGGCTAATCGTAGATTAGAACAATCTCGTAGCGATATTGTTGTTAATTTAATGACAGATTACAGTGGGATTGTATGTAATGCTGGCGATGTTGTTCGTTTAACTCATCTTGTATATGGATGGACAGAAAAACTATTTCGTGTCACTCAGGTAATAGAACAGCGTGATGATAACGGTAATTTAGGAACAAGATTGACCTTAGCCGAATATCGTGAAACTGTGTATGATGATAACTATGAGACTTTAGTAGAATATATAACCGACACTACAAGTGGCATCACAGATCCAAACTTAGTTTCTACTCCTTCTGTTCCAGTTATTCAGAGTCAAGATGATTCTGCTACCATTCCGTATTTTACGATTAGACTATTTCTGCCTACTAGTGGTGTATATAGATATGCTGAATTATGGATAAGTGCTTCTAGTTCTGATATAGAAAACTTTGAATTATTTAAAAGATTGGAAGCACCTGGTGGTATTTGGGATACTTCTAACACACAAGTTGACGGAACAAATAAGCGTTATATAGATATAACGATCAGCGGGTTGATCGCTGCTAGTTATTACTTTCGTTCTAAGTTTGAAAGCACTACTAATAGAGGCACATCGTTTTCTGTTTCAAGTCCTGTTTTTAATTGGACTCCAATTTCCACGGGAACTGGATCTGATGCTTATCTACTAACCATAAATGCCAGTTCATTACAATTTTCGTATAATTCCAGCGGAGTTGCTGATCCTG